CTTTGCCGGGTTCTAAACTGTGCAGTTCTTCGACGGATGAATTGTCTTGAAGTGGTTTGCCTGTTGAAAAAGCGTGCGCTTCCAAAATGAGAGGAGTGTCCTCTAGCACTTTGCCTAGCTCAAACAAGTTAATCTCGTCAGTAGCCACAGGAGCGTCGTTGACAACTTTGCCGGGTGCTAAACTGTGGGACTCAGAGGCAAAAGCTTGACTGATCTGCTCTCCTATTATGCGGCCCAACTGTAGAGAAATTGCTTCTGCTACACCGGCGCTCTCTAAAATAGTTTTGCCGAAGTCAGAAGCATGCGTTTCAGACAAGACAGCATTTTCGCCCGGAAATCTTTTCTCGACCAAAAAACCTACAGAATCTAAGAACGATGCTACGTTGACATCGTCTTCAATCGCGCGCTGAAGATCAAATGTAAACTCGTCTGTAACATTAGAACCTTCACGGACATAGAAAGTATCAAAGTATTTTGCAAAGTAGATAAAGTATCCCGATTCGGTCGCTAATTTAATACGACCTGTTACCGTCGAGACAGCCGAAGAGGTAAGTTGCTCGTATGCAACTTTTATTTGGCTAATAAACTCGGCGGATTTTAACTTCATGCAAAGTCTTCTCTGATTCTGAATTTAAGCTTTTCAAACAGAGTTTCGCGAAGCCCACTAGCTCTAACCACTTCTATTTCACCTTCGTAAGTTCCGGCGTCTACGTTTAGGTCGTTGTCTTCCCATTGAACCACAGCGATGCCTTCATCGGCTGTTTCCGGGTTAACATACAGCGTACGGCTGAACAAAACAGTTGTAGCCCCGATAGCCCTAAAGTGCAATTTTACTGTCGCACCTGTTAAATCCATCGCGGCGTCAGTATCACCGTCGGTAAAAGTAAGCTTTATCTGCGGGCCGTTATCACCCTGCACGTAGTTGAATAGAGTAGCCATTAATATCTCCGTCTCCGACCCTCGAAGTTTCTACTACGAACCCGCATTTCTACGTGTCTGTAGTCTCGCATCTTCGCGGCGTCTGCTTCTTTAGAAAACAGCCCTCGGTAGTAAGACGTAAGGTCTGGGTTGCTCCACTCTTTGCCGGGGACAGAGCAGAGGTCTGCAATAGCGCCGTAACCAATACAACGCCCGTGCGTTTCAAAAATCCAGTCTTCCACGCCAGTGGCTGTAAGTTTTGTTTTTAGAACGCCGTACCCGCGAAATGTATATCGCTTATCGGGGGTGGGGTAGAACTTAATATCTGTATCGTTTTGTACCGAGTAATACGAAGGAGGGCCAAGATCGTTAAATTTTGTGCTGTTCCAGTGCTTGTCAGAAACTCTCGTAATCACTCTGTCGTCTAGAATCATCTCATGGATGTCTTGCAAGACAACTTCACTACTTGGGAGAAATATAGGGTAGTCCGGCACATTCTTAGCGGTGTAGTCCTTATCCAATTCAAACCTAAATACTTCGCTGCGCTGTAAAAACTTAGCAGCGTTTTCTTGTAGGTGGGACTCGATAACAATTTCAGGACAGCCCGGAACGTAGGGTTGAACGTACGGATAAAATTTATCCCAAGTGACTATAGCCATGTTAACTCACCGTTGCTTGGGGGTTAGGCGCAGCGGCGGCGTCGACCTGCGTTTTAGTCCCGATTGCTGCCGCAAACGCTTGGTATGAAGCGGCGGCGCGAGCTTCGTTTGCTCCGAACTCCGCATCCTTTGAGTAAGCTCTATACAGTATCCAATCAGTAATTGGGCTTAGATAGATGTCGTCCAGCTTAATAACATCGACAGTAGCCGAGGCAGGGTCTAGCTGTGCGGATGTTAGCGTGTGCCGCCCCGGAGAATCTACATAAATAATTTCTAACTCCGCGCTAGTTGTAGCGGGAGGATACACGTAAAACTCTTTAGGGTGTTTAGGGTTGTACACATAGTGCTGAATATTAACGGTTCCGGTTTCCGTGTGCCAAGTGGGCTTCTGGTCGTCAAGAACACTACGAGCTACTACGCGTATAACTTTTTTGTTAGAGCTTGCGGCTAGATTACGAGTGATGTCTAGCAGACTCAAAGCGTCGCTAAACTGCGCCGTTAACTCTTGGCGGCTTCCCGCCGCGCAAGTAAACGTGCCGGTCACTGCATTTGCGTCCGGACGAAGAAGTACAATACTCACGTACGCCTCGTTCAGCCAGTGCTGTAACTCAGTTCTGGGCCAACGAACATTATTGTCTTGCAGAACAGACTCTACACGATCAATAACTTCCGTGACTTTAATCGTCGCCATTTGCCCACGCCTCATTTACATCAGGCGTTGAAGGGTCGTCTGCCTTCAACGTGCCATCTTCGTTGCGAGCGCGTTTTTTTGACATAGGTTTGGCCTTAGCAGAAACTTTAGTGTCGTGTTTCTCTGCTAGTTTGATGCCTTCTTCGGTTAGCTCTAAACCTTTTTCTTTTAGAGTACCGATAACAACTCTAGCACCGTCTATTACTACTCGTGCGTTACCACGAACAATTTCGCCACCAAGTTTATCTACAAGTTTATAAACGTCCATTTTACGCCTCCTATAAGGAGAGGGGGGCGAACCCCCCTCGTCCAGTTAGATTAAGTTGCTGAACCGACAATCGCTGTTACCAACGAATCGCTTTTAACAACTTTGCGTCCATATACTGCCAAGCCGCGAACAATGTCGCCGAAGTCAGTTTGGTTGCGCAGAGGCTCTGTCTTAGAGATTTGAGACGCAAATGAGCAAGAGGACTTGTGACCCGCAACCATCATACGACGCAGTTTGGCACTAGACAAAGTAGCACCGCCTGAAGTGGCTGAGTTACCGGATACAAGTGCTTTGCCTGCTTCGCCGTGAGGAAGCAAGTTAGACACGTACACGGTAAAGCGGTCTAGCATGCCGATCTTGCCGGAACGCACGATGCTTGATGTATCACCTGTGAAGTAGGCTTGCGCAATGTCTGTTTGCATTAGCAAGTTACGGTCACGAGGAGTCATAATCAACCAACGGTCGCTCTCTGGAACGTTTTGTTCGTCAAGAGTTGCTGACATCTCTAGGATTGTGTTTAGTACGTTAGCAGGCGTTGCTTGGTCTACAGGAGCAGTATCTGTACCCAAGTTATATGCGCCTGAACGCGCACCGGCTGTAGCACCTTCGTTATCGGCGTTCGGGCCTTCAGTTACAAACCAGTTGAAGAAGCATTCATCTTCAATCACGATTTTCAACTGTTTAGCCGCATCTTCGGTGAACATGTTCATAAGGTCCATGTCCGCCTGATGAGCGAGTACGTCGTTTACCTGAACACTGAAATACTTACCTTTGTCGATCTGCATATCGGAATATACAGGAGTAGGTACTTCGTTTGTCAGAGTTGTGCCCGCACCTGCGTAGTCGTTAATAGTGATCGACGGTGCAGTGCGAATGCGAATGGTGTCGCCCTGATTCTTGATTTCGCCTTCCCAATCGGTGTTGGCGATTTCAGTCATCATGGTGTTAGCATAGAATTTTGCATTCAGTTTGTTTGACCACAGTTGTGGGATGAACGAACCGGAATACGATGGGGTGGTGTCGAATGAGCCTGAGCCTACGACGGGGAATACAGCAGCCATTTTGGCCTCCTTTTAGTTACAATAGTTGGTCGATAACTGCTGTGCAATATTAGGCGCGAACTCGGCCTTCTATGTACGCAGTAGTTACTTCCGCTTCAAGTTTAGATGCCTCATCGTAATTTCCGCTAGTATTTAACTGACGAATCTTGTTCCAAGCTTTAGCGACTTCTTTTTCGCTATAGAACTTGGCGCTTGAATTCGTCTGCTTTGTACTGACAGAACGATTCGGCGAAACCTGCTTTTCAAGTTCAGATTGGCGTGTGTCCCTAACAGGTTCAACTTCGGCTAGCTGTTGCTTAAACAAACCCACATAGTGAGCTATTGCTTCTGCGTCGCCTTTATTAAACGCAATTTGGGCTTGATCTCTTCGCGGGCCTCTACTCATAGGATCATATTCGTTAAGCCACGCTACCCAGCGCTCGTCGTTGTCAACTGCTTGAAAATCTGGCACTAGCTGAGCTAGCTTTTGCGAGAAATTCATTTGACCTATTTTGTCACCTGTTTGCCCAAGTGCCGCTTTTAGGTCTTCGATGACTTTGTCCTGTTGCTCAAGACGCTCTTCATAACCCTGAGCTACTTCTTGTGCTACACGACGTTGAACGTCGATCAATTCTTCGCCAAACTCCTCTCGATCTGCATCGGTTACTAAGCTAACTCGCTCTTTGGGCTTTTCCGCTTCTTCCTTCTCGGCTTTAGTCTGCACTGCCAAAAGTCTTGAAACTTGATCGCTTAGTTCTTTTACTTGCGCGTGCAAGCGCGGAACTTCCGCGTCGTATTTCCCTTTTAGAGTGCTATACTTCTGCTTGAAGTCGTCCTTCGGGTCTACCTTCTTAGCTTCGTCAGCAGGCTCTACCTCTTTAGATTCTTCCGCTTTTACTTCAGTTTCGTCCGTAGTTACTTCAACTTCGGTATCCTCGGCTGTTTCTTGAGGCTGTTCTTCCTCACCGCCTTGGGCTGTCAGTTGTTTCTCTAGTTCTTCTACTTCCGCAATTTGCTTCTGTACCTGTTTTGGTATCGCCATTTTTCTCTCCTTAAAGCACCAACTCTGTTCCTAGCGTCCTACTGGTATGCTATTCCCGTTATGGTGTGCTTCGGGTTGCGCTTAACTGCGCGGGGTTACTACTTTGGCCGATTCTTCAACCGCCCTCAGTAAATCTTCAAATGCTTCCGCTCGTCCCTGCAACCGGTGGATTAAAACCATGTCAGTTGCCGAAACTAGCTTCGACTTAGCCTCATCTACTTGAGACCTTAGCAGGACAAGTAACTGATCGTTACCTAGCTCCTTTAATCTATTAAGAGCTTTTGCCTGCTGCAAGTCAATAGAATTTAGGTTGATCATAGGATTATATCATACCTCATGATGTGTCAACGTTTCAAGTAGATACATTAAGAACCGTTTGGACGAGGACTAACGAAGTTAGATTCCCGCCCTCCCTGCGCACTGCCGTCAGCTTGAAGTTGTGCTTCCGCCTGCATCATCTGCTGTTGTTGCGCCATCATCATCTGTTGCTGTTGTTGCGCTTGCTCTTGTTGTTTTTGAATATCTTCTCGTGTCGGAACCAACCTGTCGACATTTGTGTTGAGATTGCCTGCCAAGTCTCTGAGAAGTTCTGCTGTACCCGGGAGACCAACAATTTGTTGCGCCACAGGGCTTTCCAGAACAAGACGGAGGAACTCAGTTTTACGTACTGCCTCCGCTTCTTTGACCACAAGCGCCATAGCGCCCCGCGCAATAATTTGTACATCGCCTATTAAATCCGGATCGTTGCTGTATCGTAAGTTTCGTTGGTACTGCCGCTCAAGCATGGGTGTCATTACATCGTTATCAATATTGCCGATAACTTGTTTAATACTCTTACCCGCGTTGCTAATCAGCATAGATAAGCCCGATGACGTACGGCCCGCACCGGGAACATGAGAACCTGTCATGTAGCGTGGGATGCCGGAAACTTCGTCTGCTAAGTTCATAAACTTATCAAAAACTGCCATGAGTTCTGCGGCGTTAGAAGTAGGCTGAAAGAAACTTAGCGGCGGACTAGAATCTGCGTAGTCTGACTGCACAAACTGCCAAATCTTCCACGGGTACATCTGAGTAATGTCTTCCCCCGCTGGGAGACGGCTGATATTGACACCGACTTGCGGACCTGAAGAGATGCCCATGTTGTTCGCCAGAGAGCGAGCGGCGGCGTTACACATGTTTTGCGCGTCGATACAAAGGTCAGCCACCCCGTTTCCGTCAACTCGACCGGGAATCTTCTCAAAAGATGTTAAGAAATACGGCTTGCGCCCCAATGGATCGTAGTTGAGGACGGCTTTGATAACTATGTTATCAACCATCCACACTTCGCAAGGGTACGACATTTGAGGATCAGGAACATCTTCTTCGTTCATGCCCCATTCGATTAAGAGATTGCCGGGTACAGAATCCCAAAGCTGAACAGCAGCAATAAGATCGCCAGAAGACTCGTCAAAATCACGACCGGTAGCGTCTTCGTAGTCGGAGTCATCAGTCTCCAACCAACCCATGCCGGTAGAACCAAAATCGGTAAGGATAGCGCGAATAGAATCTTCATTGTACCCTTCGACTCCTATCATAGACTCTACATCGTCTCTAGTAAGATGATGCAGTTCAATAACAGGCATGTTTTGAATCTCGTCGCCCCAAGGTGCCCAATAGAACTTAAACGGGTCTACTCTATACCATTCGTCACGGATTACTTCAGTAGCTTCCATGCCCAAGTTAGCGTAGGTTAACACCTTACGCTTCTTTGGCTGTGGGCCTTTTAAAATAGCGTACGGGAACGTAGCAATATCGTCAGTAAACTCGAAGAGAGCCTTGCGAAAGCCGCCTTCGACCATCTGGTCTTCCATCTTTTGTTCCATACGAGCGACACGCTTTTCAGACTCGTACTTCATCTCTCGCATAGCGGTATCTTTCATATCGCTAGCTAGTTTCTGTAGGGTCGTGGGGTCGAGTTGCTCGTTACCTTGAGCGTAGTACCCCTGAAGGTTTGACTGCATGATCTGCTGTAGTCGGTCTCTTACTTGTGGAGGAACGTCCGGCACGGGAGTGGGCGACAAAGACCACGGTTTATCTGCGCCGTTGCCTAAAAGGGTATCTCGCAGCCAAGCAGTTGCAGTACGGCACTTAGTGGACACAATACCCATAAATATTTCCGAGCCGCCTTGCTCTTTAATTTCAGACAGCTTTTCAGGCTCATATTCCATATTCCGTGCGCGGACGCATTGAGTAAGTCTTTGCTCAATGTTCTGCCGATGATGGTCTCGCATGACCTCCCACCGCTTACGCGTATGCATCGCCAGCCCGGCAATAACAGGGCGGTTTTGCATTTCATCGTTCGCTCGCTTCGCAGCAGCTTCAAGGTCCGATGCGCGAGCTACGGGGACAAGTCCTATAGATTCCATAGCAAATTCTCACTATTAGTTGACTAAAAAGGTACCATTAAGCCCTTAATGTGTCAACGTGTTAAGTCCAGCCACCGGACGACACCCGTACCACTTCTCTGCGGTCGTTTGCTATCATGTGACCACCAAATACCTCACCTCCATCTGCATAGAGGCACATGTACTGAAAAGCATCGGAAATGTCAGACCACGGGTGCGATTTTTCAGGCTTTTCGTCCTTAACACCTTTGGTATTTACTTTGTACCGATACTTCCCTGCCAAAGCTTGAACCAGTGACTTAGCCCCTTCAGGGTCGATCACTACTCCGTACTTCCCGTCCACAACTCTCGTTAAGAACGTCTCAACAGCCGCAATACGTGCGGCAATCGAGTTTGTGCGGGCGGGTCTAACCATAAACCCTTCCGCCTTATAGATGTCAGCAACGGTGCGCTCGTCGGTTTGCACACGTTGAAAAGCCGCAGGGTCAATAATCACAACAGACCGCCGCCCTGAAAACTTGTTGGCTAGGAGCGGTTTTAGGTGTTCTCGAACAAACCTCAAAGCCCCCATACCATCTGATATTAGCGAATCATACACAACAAGTCGACCATCATATGATAACTGCCCAATAACTGCGGCGGGAGTTAGCCCCGCGTCGACGCCAATTATCAACGGATCATCGCTAATCATGGGTTTTATTTTAGTCTTTGTAGCGTGAGTGGCACGATCAAAAGACTTAAACACCGGTTGCCCCGACAGCGACTTGCCGAACTCGGCGTGTATGTACACCGCTACCCAGTCTTCGGTCTTACCTTGCGCTAAGTTGTCGTAATAATCTTCAGGGAGGAACTGAGT